GAAGGTAAAGGCCCCCGTCGCCACCGGCGGCAAGAAGGGCACCAGCACGGTGAAGACCGGCACCGACCTGCGCGGCGGCAAGTAACGCCACCCGCCAGCGGCCCGGCGGCTGTGACAGGCCGGGACAGACTGCCCCACCATTCGCATGGAAAAGCGCAAAAATCCGAAAGGAGAACATAGACCATGGACGACATCGACTACGGCGCGCTGTTTGGTATCGACGCTGAAGGCGCAGAAGTGACGGAACCCGCCGAACCGTCCGGCGATACCACCGCGCAAGGCGCAAATGAGCAGGAACCCGCCGAGCCTGCAGCTGTCGAGGAGCAGATCGAAGAGACCAACGCAGAGAGGGCCGAGGACGGCGGCCAGAGCACCGGGGGGGATAGCCCGGAGGGCCAGGCTGACGGCCAGAAGCAGACGCCGGAGCAGAACGCCAAGTTCGCCGCTGCCCGCCGGAAGGCGGAGGCCGAGCGGGACGCTGCCATCGCCAAGGCCAGGCAGGACGCCCAGGCCGAGGCACAGCGAACCATCGACGAAGCGTTCCGAAGCAGCGGGCTGACCAACCCCTACACGAAGAAGCCCATCACCAGCAAGGCGGAGTACGACGAGTACCGCGCCCGCTTGGAGGCAGACCGGAAGGCACGCCTCCTGAAGAAGAGCGGGATGTCGGACGAGGAGTTCCAGCAATTCGTGCAGGGGCTGCCGGAGGTGAAGCAGGCCAAAGAGGCACAGGCAGCAGCCGAGACGGCAGCCCGGCAGGCCAGAGAGCAGCAGGCGAAGCTGAAGGTGGAGGAGCAGCTGAAGGAAATCTCCGCGCTTGACCCATCCATCCAGGAGCTGAAAGATCTGGCCAAGATGGAGACCTACCCGAAGTTCTACGAGCTGGTGAAGCGGGGCAACACCCTGACCGACGCCTTCAAGCTGGCCAACTACGACGCCCTGACCGGGCGGGCGGCAGCGGCCAGCAGGCAGGCGGCCATCAACTCCGCGCAGGGCAAGCAGCACCTGTCCCCCACCACCCAGCGGGGTGCGGGTGCCGTGAGCGTACCGGCAGACATCAAGGCGGAGTACCTGGCCTTCAACCCGGACGCCACCGACGCGGAAATCCAGCAGCACTACAACAGGTACATGAAGAACCACAAGAAATGACGGAAAGGAGCAGAGCGTTATGGCTTTTCTTATCCAGCAGGTAGACGGCGGGCGCGTGCCCGGCATCGAGTACCTGCCCTGCAGCGCCATCACCCCCAAGGTGGGCATGGCGCTTGTCCAGAGCGGAGGCAACCTGGCCATCGCAACCGGCAGCAACGTGCCAACCTACGTGAGCATGATTGAGAAGGAGGCGGCCTGCACGGCGGGCGACATCATCCCGGTTATGCGGGTGCTGCCCGACATGATGTTCGAGACCACCTTCCAGGCGGCGGCCACCGCCGTGAACCTGGGCGACAAGGTGACACTGCACACCGACGGCCTGCAGGTGACGGCCACCAAGACCAGCGGCGTGGCCGAGGTGGTGGGCATGGACGGCACCGCCGTGGGCGACAAGGTGCGGGTGCGCTTCCCCGGCGGCGCTGCAGCTGCCAGCGGGGGCGGCGGCTGATACGCCGCAGAAGTAACCGAGGAAAGGAGACGACAAACTTATGGCTAACATCACTTTTACCGAAGGCAGCGGCCTGCAGGACAGCATCTTCGGCAAGTCCCAGGCCCCCATTCGGATGTTCCTGGAGAAGCGGGGCGAAGCGTTTGAACAGGCTTCCATGGTGAAGGAGCTGTTCAGCATGGGCACCAGCAAGCACTGGGGCGAGAAGTTCACCACCATGACCGCCATGGAGGGCTTCCAGCCCGTGGGCGAGAACGGCGAGTACCCCGTGGACGGTATGCAGGAGGGCTTCGACAAGTTCCTGGAGCACATGACCTGGAAGAACAGCTTCTCCCTGTCCCGCGAAATCGTGGAGGACGCCAAGCTCATGGACTTGAAGAAGCAGCCCGCCGGGTTCGTGGCCGGCTACTACCGCACCCGCGAGCGGTTCGGCGCGGCCCTCTTCGGCGCGGCCATCACCAAGGCCACCAGCATGAAGTTCTACGGGAAGACCTTCGACGCCAAGTGCGCGGACGGCAAGGGCCTGTTCGACACGGCTCACCCCTCCAAGCTGGGCAAGGCAACCCAGTGCAACCAGTTCTCCGATGCCTTCAGCGTGGATGCCCTCTCCGCCGTGGAGACGGAGATGCAGGGCTTCCAGGGGGACAACGGGGAAATTCTGGACGTTGCCCCGGACACCATCCTGATTCCCAACGACTACCAGCTGAAGCGGGATGTATTCGCTGCCGTGGGCGCGGACAAAGACCCGGACACCGCCAACAACGGGTTTAACTACCAGTTCGGGCGGTGGAACATCATCGTGTGGCCGTACCTCAACCAGTTCATCACCAAGGGCACGAAGCCCTGGGTGCTGGGCGACAGCAAGTACAACGAGGAGTACGGCGGCGCGGTGTGGCTTGACCGCGTGAACCTGGAAATCCGCAGCGAGCTGGCCAGCAACGACGCCAACGTGTGGAAGGGCTACGCCCGGTTCATCGCTGGCTTCAACGACTGGCGCGCCTTCGCTGTGGGCGGCGTGAGCGGCGGAACCGAGCTTATCAGCTCCACCTGACCAAGGAGAACCCAGCCGGGCGGCGGCAGGCAGCCGCTGCCCGGCTATTCTCATACCGGGAAGGAGGAAAGGCCATGACGGTATCCCAGGTCATTCAGATCGTGGATGACATCAAGCCAAACGCATTTACCAACGAGACCAAGACGGCGTGGCTGAACGAGGTGGAGGGCATGGTGCAGACGGAAGTGTTCCTGTTCGCTCCGGTGGAGGTCATCCAGTATGACTACACCGAGGACAAGGACACGGTGCTGCTGGTAGACCCGCCACACGACAAGCTGTACCAGGCATACCTGGCCGCCCGCGTGGACTTTGCCAACGGCGAGTACAACAAGTACCAGAACACCATGCAGATGTTCAACAGCTTTTTCGGGGAGTTCATGCGGTGGTATGCCCTCAATTACTGTCCGGCGGACGCACACGAGGAGGGATTACTATGAGCAACGGGCGCGGAGACTGGCACGGCTACTACATCTCGGCCTATGGGCTGGCGGTAAAGCACGGCTTCTCCGGCACCGAGGAGGAGTGGCTGGAGACCCTGAAGGGCGAGAAAATCGAGCTGCGCTACAACGAGGACACCAACACCCTGGAGTGGAAGTATGTGGAGAGCGACGAGTGGAACACGCTCATGGACATCAACGACCTGCAGGGCTCGGTGGTATCCGCAACCCTGGCCCAGGCCACCGCTGCCAAGGAGGCGGCGGAGACCGCAGAGGAGGCAGCCGAGACGGCCCAGAGCGCGGCGGAGGACGCGGCAGGGGTAGCAACCACACAGGCCACCCAGGCGGGCAAAAGCGCCGCTGCAGCGGCCCAGGATGCCACCGACGCGGCCACCGCAAAGACGGCAGCAGAGACTGCACAGACCGCCGCACAGACTGCCAAGGGGCAGGCAGAGAGCGCGGCCAGCGCGGCCCAGGGTTCTGCTGCCAGCGCGGCGGAGGACGCCGGGAAAGCCCAGGCGAGCGCCACGGCGGCGGCGGGGAGCGCATCCGCTGCGGCCC